GGCTGCTATAGGTAATATTATTGGTGCTACTTTTTTAGCGATGTTTGCTACTTTTTTAAGACCTTTTTTAACACCTTTGAATATTTTTTTAATAAAAAACTCAGGTCGTCCTGTTACAGGGTTTATACTATTAAGTTCATTACCAACAATATAACGCTCTGGCTCAATGCCCATATCTTGCATTTGAGCAAATAACATTTTCTTTAAACGAGGGTTATTATCCAACACTTCCATTGGAACCATTGTTTCACCCTCAGCGGCGTGAACAATGTAAGTATCGCCATTACGACCAAACTCTGCTAAAATATTGGCAGCTTGTTCATAACCTTGGATACCGCCTTGCGGAACCATCGGTAATTCTTGAACTTCGTAGCCGAGAGTTTGTATACCTTGCATCTTACTTTCCTTTTATATGTAGATGCAGGGAGCCATACCTGATATTAGCTGCTTGCATCATAACTGTATTTGTCAATCTACGCAACACTGATCGTTACTGTGCCAAGACTTGCTGTAGCTTGCACACTACCTGAAAATATTTCTTCCTTATCCAGTATTTTTATAAAGCCTCCATCAGCTACAAAAAAATCTCCAGACTCTAAACTGTTTGCTGCTCCTGAACTGGGTATACCTTGGAAATTAATTTTATCTGTTTTGACTTCATCTATTAAAGATTCTAACGCTCTTGCTAATTGATTAACGTACACTTGATCATATTGCGCTGGAGCAACAGGTAAAATGGGGCGTAATGTTTTTTTACTCATCTTCTGCCATCTGGACGACTATCTAATCTTGGTGCGCCTAGCCTCCAAGCAACCCCTACAGCATCTTTTTCTACCCTTATTGCCATTTGTCTACCACGAGCACGTAAATCAATTTTATTTGTAAATTGCTCTACAGGACTAGTAGCTGTCCGTGTTGCAGATCCCGATGGTGATTCAGTAAAATTATTACCTGAAAAATCTCTACTTTTTACTGTAAACTTCGCAGCAGGACTACTCGCCGTAGAACCATCAAATGTCAAATCAGGTAATATTCTATTAACCAACATATATTGTTGACCATCACCAATATCAAAATCTGATGATTCTATAAAAGCATTAATAGCTACTGCGCTACCCGTGCTGAAATCATCTAAACCATCTTCATGATTATACAAATATCTATCTGTTCCAGTAGCTTGCGGAAAACTACGCAAACCACTTGCTCTATCATTCCATGCTGTACGGACTAATGTTCCGTAATACCAGATTTGTTGCCCATAATTATACACCACATATCGGTCTATTTCTGTCGCACCAGAGGATACGTAAAACCACCAGATCTCTGTTTGACTTCCTATTGAGCCGCCATGAAATTTAAAAGATTGTTGGTTATTCATATCATTGAAAACATAATCACGCACACTACATGGGATAGCCTGTATGCGTCCATCATAAGCATAGAAATTTTCTTGCCCCATCCAAAACACAATATCATTTACAGCTACTGCAACATTAGGACCAGCGATACGAATATTATCACCAAGCAAAGATACACCAAAAGTAAATGGCGCACCGATGAACTGCATTGAGTATAGTGATTGATCTGTATAAACCAGTATTTGACGGCTTGTTTGCACAGCCGTAATAATTTCACTGCCTTTTGATAATCGTAAATCACCAGCCGTATTTGTGGCAGTGGGTGTAAAATCAGTTAAGGATTCTTGACTGCCAAACCTAATTAGCATAGGGTCTTGAGCAGTTTGCCCTATATTATTTGTGCCAAAAAAGATTACATGTCTATCAACATCTGATACTAATACTTTACGAGCAATAACGGGTGTATCACTCGCACCTGATAAACTATTTAGTTCAACAGCTCTTGTACTTACACCATTTGTAGCATCCCAGTAAAAGATTGACCCATCTGCTATATTTAATATTAAATCTTCACCAAAATTATCTGCAGACCAAAGCCTTAATGTTTGTCCGGCTAATGATCCTGATGAAGAACCCCATGTAAATCTGCCCCATGTGCCAGCTCCCCATCCTGAACCTAAAACAGTAGTATTTAACCCTACATCAATTTGAAAAGCACCTGTACCACTAGAGCCACCCCCAGTTGTGCTACCTGAACTAGCTGATCCTGCTGTTGTAATAGTAAATGTAGTTGTAGATAGAACTGAAGTTATTGTATGTTCAGTATTTAATTGAGCTGCTGTAATACCATCTGTAGTAGTTAATCCAGCTAATGTAACAAAATTGCCTGTAATCGCATTATGAGCCGTGCCTGTAGTGATTGTTACAATACCACTACCAGCTCCTCCAGTAGTATTAACAGGGTTAGAAGCAAGGCTTAAAGTTGCTCTAATAGGTGTAATATCATTAAAAGTGCCAGCGTTTTCTAAAAATGCTTTTTTCTCTGTGCCAATAAATAAAAGGTTTTCTGAAGCTAATGTTACAAAATCAAATATTTTGCGAGCTGTACCTACGAATTGATTATTACTTACTCGTGTCCAACCGCCTATGTTTTCTGGATAACCAGATCTAAAACGTATTTTATCGCCATCAAACCAACCGCCTTCATTAGAGTAGTTTGTGCCTTCTCTATTAATTCCCGGTTTGAATTGCAGTTTGCTTAGAGGCATACACTAATCCGCATCCGCTATCGTTAGTTCGCCAGCTTTTACTCGGCGCATAATTTCTTGGTAAGAAGCATTAATTGGGTCAAGTGGCACCATTGTCTCAACACCATCAATTTTTATATAGATAGATGAATTAAATTCAGTGTATTTAGCGTCGGTCATTGTCACCATTTCAATCATACTTTAATACTCCGCACTTATGGTAAACTTACCACTTGAGTTTGAATACATGGTATAAGTGCCAGCAGAACTTGTTTTCTGCGCTTGCCATTGCCAACTGACTGAAGAAGAACCAAGTGCGGCTGGTTGTGCAATACCTGAAACAACAAAAGTGCCAGCTTTAACTACGTTGGGCGCACCTTTCATTGCGACAGGATGTGATAAGGTGTTAGCACAATAGGCACTAGCTGCAAGATATCCTTTTTGACCCCAGTCATTTGTCGCTGTACCACCGCTTTCGTAATAGTACCGCTGACATCTAGCAAGTGTATCAGTGTAGCTTTCATATTCAAATTCTGTAGCTGCTTGACCTACCTCAAGCTGTATACCTGTTATATACCAGTTGTTTGCAGCATCATCCATACAGTTTACCTGATTAGATGATGCATAAATATTACCACCATTACCCCAAGAACCAGCGGCCACACTTGAATGAAAATTTGACCCCGCCGCTAAAGGAAATATTAATTGGATACCCGCACTAGTAGTTGCTTGCCATGTTCCAGAAGTATCACCGGGAATAGTAATAGTTTTTTTCTCCCAAGTATTTGCCGCACTAACCGTAAACTCCTCAACACGAGTACGAGTTTGGTCACTATTTCTCAATGTCACACAATGAGTGCCTGTTTTTGGTGATTTAATATGAAAAGAAAGAGTAACTGTTTTTGCAGCTGATGTCCCCCATCCTAAATGAGCAATGTTATAGCCCTCTATCTGATGAATAATATTATACAAATCACTAGAAGCTAATGAAGAGTCTTCTGTTGTAACGTCAACTTTTAAAGAATTGTAGAAATTACCATTAGGTGTATCCGTTGATTGTGAAATATCTACAACGCCATCCCCAGTATCATACCACTGCATCCTGTCTAATGTGTATGCAACATTTGCTGCTGATGAAAATGATGTTCCGCGTTGCGAAATGGTCATACCACCATTAATAACCATGTTACGGCCTGTAATGCCGCCCGCACTTGCACTACCAGCTAAGTCTGCAAAATCTCTGGCTCTGCTCATATCTTACTCCAGTTACCTATAAATACTCGTAAACAACAACAATGCCGTTTCCACCGTTGCCGCCACGATAATTGCCAGAGGTGTCTGTATTGCAAGCACCACTTCCGCCCCCACCTGCTTGTGTGAGGTCAGCACAATCCGCACCATTTTGATCGCCGTTTACACTTCTAGCTCCACCACCGAATATCGTGCTACCACCGTTGCCACTCACGGCCTCGCTAGTTGATGTACCAGCAGCAATACCGGGACCTCCGGGTTGACCTGTTGTGTTAATATCACCTGATGAGCCTACTCCACCAGTGCCGCCATTTCGTATAGTGGCATTAGAAACAGCCGACGCTGTGCCGCCACCGCCGCCGCCGCCGCCAGTAGCTGAACAATGAGAACCAAAAGATGATGTGCCGCCAGTAGACCCACTACTACCGCCACTACCCCCTGCTCCCCCAGCAGCGCCATCACCAACTGTGACTGTTTCAGTCGCACCAAGACCAGAAGTAATTAATTTTGTAGCCATGCCGCCAGCACCGCCGCCACCGCCAGCACCTGTTGAACCTGTTCCCTGACCGTCTATGCCGCCGCCACCGCCACCGCCGCCGACAACGTAAACAAGTGCTTTAGTTGCACCAGTTGACTTTGTGTAAGTGCCATCTGCTGTAAAGACCTGTGTACGAATAAGATTGGAAATACCACCAGTAAATGCTACAGCACCACTAAACGTGCCGCCATCTTTCACAGATACGGTGTCGGCTACGCTAAACGTATCGTATACTACAACTTCAACAACATCACCGTTCGATAAAGCGGCTAAACCAGCTATCGTATTTGCCGTGCTTGTATTGTAATCCGTGCCAGCTACAAGTGTTACACCGTTCAGCATAACATCTACAAATTCACCATCACTAAATTTTAATGTTTTATTATTATCATCTGCGCCAGAAACAGAAGTTCCTCCTGCACTAGATTGTGTGTAGTAAAACCTAGAGCGCACTCCAAACTGTGGACTTTTTCCTATATATGGCATTAGGGTTTCTCCGGCCACTTAACATCATCTAGGGATGTGGCAGTCTTTGTTATGTCCCGCAAGTCTTGGCGGTACTTTTTTTGTGCATCTGTTATTGTTAAATCACTAGATGCCCACCAATCTGTTTCAGCAAGCATTTCATTACGGACTTCACGCAAGTCATCTTTTGCAGATAGTAAAGCAGTTTTTTTATTAGCTTCTATAATTGCTATTTCTTTAGCGTTAGCATCTCTGCTAATTCCGTTAATTACTACTTTTGTCATTATCTTATACCATACAATTTGAACTGACTGCCTGTTGCAAAATTACCACTGTTGTGATTGTAAAACTTTATTCCCCCAGTGACATCAGTTGAGCCTTCGTATCTAGCGGCAGTAATTTGTTGCTTCATAGCATTTCCTGTGCTTCCAAACATAACTACACCGTTTATAGATGGCTCAAAATTATCAGCATCTTTCATATTTAAAAACCACTGTCCATAAGCACCCTTTTCCTTCTGACCACCACCTGTACCTAAGTTTTGAGATATTTCCGCATGGTCTGCACCTTCAGCAAAATCAGCATAATAACTGTTAGCAATGTTTCTGTTGTAGTTGCTATCACTTATTTCAGTGCCGCCTGATTGCAAGAATCTCATGGATAGTTTTTGGTTATCCGTTGCTACTTGCCAATGAATAGTAATGAGGTAATCATCGTAAGTGGCATTTATGTATGTTTCATCAAAACTAACTGATGCTGTTGTGCTATTGGCAAGTGTCACTGTATTTAACAAAACTAAACCACCAGCACCTGTAATTTTAGAAAGTGCCATTATGCTATCCTCACTACAGTCAAACGAGTGCATCTTGTAGTTTCTAGACCGCTAGATGTTGGTCCACCCATCATGTCATCTATGTTATCCTCAATATTAAAAGTATGTGCGTCACTGCCTGTTGTATTACCGTATATTTTAAGTCTTATTTTTCTTCCAGACGCTGTGTTTTTATAAATGCTGGTCCCCACTAACGTTGTTGAACCTGTTAAACCTGTAGAGGTACTATCGCCTCTATGCGCTGAACCAAACTCTATATTTTCGTTAGTTATTGTGCTTGAAAAATTATCCGCTGAAAATTCAACTACTGCACCTACTTCGACAATTTCTTCTGTAGTAGCAGTGTCACCTCTAACTCCAACAGAATAAGAAATCAGATACACGCCATCACTACTGGCAAACTCGTAAGCATCATTTGATGTGTCAAATTTAGATTTCGTATCTTGTACAACAGTACCTTTCCCTCCAAAGTCCACAACAACAAGAGTGTTATCAGTAAGGCCTGTTTGAGCGGTAGTAAGAACAACCTCAAAATATTCTTTACCAGTAGATAAAAAATCTCCAGTTGTTGAAACATTATCACTAAACGTACCAGTAGTAGCCACTATAGGGGTGTTAGAGGGATGTGTTACAGTGCCAATAGCTTTACCTTGAAAGACTACATAAAAATCATCTGATGTCTCTACATCGCCTGTCATGGTTAAGGTAGTGCCACTAACCGTATAAGCATCTGTAGGTTCTTGCCTGACATTATTGACAAAAACCTCAAGCTCCATTTCATTCGCAACGGCTTGGTTTAAAGTAAAACCACGCTTGACAGGACTACCTGTTACACCAGTTAAATCTTGATAAGCGAGAGAACCAAAACGATCCGCTGGCTGATTACCAATGTAAGGCATTAGGTGATCTCCATAATACTCGCTACGGTATCTAAACTATTTGCAGTGTCGCTTTGCACAATCAGACTGTGACCAGTCTCCATAACAATTTTATTACCAGCCATATATTCAAAGCTAGATGATGCGGGTATTGGTATATCTTTAGCTAAAAACACCATATCTCCAGCATTTAGCTTTATGTCAGCAGTAATTTGAGAAGTGGAGGTGTTTGCCAAAGTTAAACCAATTACAACAGTAGTGGTAGAACTTGGCACGGTATAAACAGCCATGTCTGAATTAGCTAGGCTGCTATCACCGTTAAACACCTTATTTTTAAAGGTATTAGCCATGTCCTACTCCTATACGCTTATATCATGTAGTAAAGCACATACGATACACTCAGCGGTTGATGCAGACGATATAGCATGTATTTCGGCTACTGTTGTGTTAGGTAGTCTAGCTGCAAAAGACTCACCTGGACCGATAGTAATACCATCACCCACACTAGAGGATGCAGTTCCTGCATCTAAAACTATGTAAATGCTACGACTGTTAGTATCTATATTTTTAATAAACAAAAATCTAACTTGATCTCCTGTAGCTATTTCAATCTGATCTGTATCATCGTCAACCGCCGTATAATCAAGAAATCTACCAGCAATTAAATCTGTGTTTGAGTTAGAGACACTAGTCTTTTTATAATACCACTTTTCACTATCATCAGCAGGAGTAACAGTCATACTTGCCGAAAAGGTTTTAGCAATCTCATCTGGCAAAACTGTCACTTGCATTGTTACTTGAGCGTCATTTGCCATTTTTAACTCCTATCCTAAAGCTATGGCTAAAGCAGTAGCCTGACCAGCTACTTCACTATTGTTTGCAAGGTTTATAGAAGCTCCTACCCCAGTTACAGCAGCACCAGACCCAGCACCATCACAAAATACAATATCTGTATTTCCGTTTGGTATAGAAACTGTAGCTCCTGAGCCTTGTTGTATAGTAGCTGCTCTACTCCCAGACAAAGAATTTTGAATTATAAAAAATTTACTCGCTGTATTTGGAGCGATAGTTACAACATTTGTGCCGCCTAAATCAGACCCACTATCTTTTAAATTAATTACAGCAAACATACCTGTCTGGACATTGCTTTGACCAGAAGTGGGCGATGCTGCTCGTACGGTGAGGTCTGTGGTAAGATCTGATGCAGTAAGGTCTGATGCGCCTATAACTCTATCAAATATATCAAAGTTGAAATTAGTTACATCACCCCAACTACCAGATAATTCGCCTGTAGCTGGCTTTTCTATACCTAAATTTGTACTAAACGAACTTGCCATTGATGTTCCTCTAAGCCGCTATCTCATTCCAATTTGGAGTCTGTGACGGAGTTGTATCCGTCCAGGCAGTTGTCGTACCTGATACCGCTGTCCAATTTGGAGTCTGGCTCGGAACGATAGCTGTGTAGATTTGAACTATACCAATATTTCCAGTTCCTGCAACCCCTGCTGGTGATGCTCCAACAGATAATGGGAAGGTAACTGTTCCTGTACTTAACTCCGATGTTCCTGCAACCCCTGTAAGAGATAGTAAAGATGTGCCAGTTACACCCTCTTCACCTAAACTTGCGGTGGCTACAGCACCAACACCTATTACTCTTGCTCCCGCATTAGTCTGTTCTTCACCAAGAGCTGAAGTCCCTGCCACACCTGTAACAGAGAATAACGCTGAACATTTTATAGTCGGATTACCTACAGCTCCGGTAGCTGCCGCTCCTGTAGGCACATGAAGCATTGACCCTGCTGAAGTTACTGATCCGGCAGAGCCTGTAGCTGAAACACCTGTGACAACAACTGGGAGGCTTTGGTTCCAAGCACCTTGACCCCAAGTGCCTCTACCCCATCCCGCTATGCTGCTCACTGGTTTACTCCATCATGCTATACGAATAATAGCATTATTAAGGTCGGCTGTTGGGAACTGGATGGTAAATGTACCCGATGTAGATGTTTTATTTGATGTAAAATCTAATACAGCCACCGCTTTATTACTATTAGTGCTATTATAAATCAAAGCACCCATCGCTGTGATAGTTGCCGTTGTAAAACTAAGATCCGCAAAATCAGTAAATGCTGTAGTACCAGATGTAGTTGGTGCAACTTTAGTAAGTGTGCCTCCACCTGTTGCGTATGTACCACTAGAGGCAACCTCACCTGTTGTAGTAAATGCGGTGGTTGTTGCTCCCAAAGTGGCAGTCGTACTTGATTTGCCACCACTACCTTCAGCATAAAGAGCTAATTTAAAAGCATTACCATTTGTTGCGAAATTGTGTGTACCCAACATCAACTCTTGTTTGAATGCCGTACACATTGCTTGTGCGATTGCCATTATAGTCTCCCAATAGCTTGAGCTAACTGTTCCTGCCCAGCGTCACGAACTTTATCACAAATAGTAGCACGTTCTTCTTTTCTCGCCAACTCTATATAATATTGTGCTAGATTACGCACTCTATCTTTAAAAGCCTCTGCTTGTAATCGTATGGGTTCGGGTGCATCTTCTGAAATATAAATTAACTTATTTGCTAACATATCAGCTATCTGATCGTTAGATAAACCACCTTTGTCACTTGTTACAACACTTACTGCACCCACAGAAGCTACATTTAAATCAAACATTATCATGTCTCCCGAAAATAATAGGCTCATTTTCAATAGGTTCAGGTGGCTCAAACTCCGATTGTTTTACTATCATAAGGCTACCTTCGTGAACTGTTTGCACTAAAGGATCATCTAATCTATGGTATCCATATAGCTTTTCATTATCTGGCACATTTGTATCTAATAAGCT